GCAAAAGCAGAATGAGCCTATCAGAGACAGGCTTAATGATCCATGCTTAGTACTGTAAAAATATCCAGTTGTGAGTTAATCAACGCCGACTGCCTGGAATTTATCCGGTCGTTACCCGAAAATTCTGTTGACCTGATAGTCACGGACCCGCCGTACTTTAAAGTGAAGCCTGAGGGCTGGGATAACCAGTGGAAGGGCGACGATGATTACCTGAAGTGGCTGGACCAGTGTCTTGCGCAGTTCTGGCGGGTGCTGAAACCTGCCGGAAGTCTTTACCTGTTCTGTGGCCATCGCCTGGCGTCTGACATTGAAATCATGATGCGTGAACGCTTCAGTGTGCTGAACCATATTATCTGGGCGAAGCCGTCCGGACGCTGGAACGGGTGCAACAAGGAAAGCCTGAGGGCATATTTCCCCGCCACAGAGCGCATTCTGTTCGCGGAACATTATCAGGGGCCGTATCGCCCGAAAGATGCCGGGTATGAGGCGAAGGGCAGGGCACTGAAACAGCATGTGATGGCCCCGCTGATTTCTTACTTTCGTGATGCGCGTGCTGCCCTGGGGATAACGGCAAAACAGATTGCTGATGCCACAGGAAAGAAAAACATGGTGTCGCACTGGTTCAGTGCCAGTCAGTGGCAGCTACCGGACGAAAGTGATTATCTGAAATTACAGGCGCTGTTTGCCCGGGTGGCAGAAGAGAAGCATCAGCGGGGTGAACTGGAAAAGCCCCACCACCAGCTGCTGGAGACGTATACTTCACTGAACCGGCAGTATGCGGAACTGCAGAGTGAATATAAGCTTCTGCGGCGGTATTTTGGCGTGACGGCGCAGGTGTCGTACACGGATGTGTGGACGCATAAACCGGTGCAGTACTATCCCGGGAAACATCCGTGCGAAAAACCGGCAGAAATGCTGCAGCAGATAATCAGTGCGAGCAGTCGTCCGGGTGACCTGGTTGCAGATTTCTTCATGGGGTCGGGTTCGACAGTCAAAGCCGCGATGGCGCTGGGGCGTCGTGCTACAGGCGTTGAGCTGGAGACTGAACGTTTTGAGCAGACGGTCAGGGAAGTTCAGGATTTAGCCAGTCAGAACGGATGATATTGCAGGATTAGTTACGTACCGTTATTATCCTGCGCCCGGCCCTTTAGCTCAGTGGTGAGAGCGAGCGACTCATAATCGCCAGGTCGCTGGTTCAAATCCAGCAAGGGCACCATCACATACCGCCATTAGCTCATCAGGAAAGAGCGCCAGCCTTCGAAGCTGGTTGCGCGGGGTTCGAGTCCTCGATGGCGGTCCATTATCGGTATTCTGCGTTGTTAGCTCAGCCGGACAGAGCAATTGCCTTCTAAGTAATCGGTCACTGGTTCGAATCCAGTACAACGCGCCACACTTATTTTCCTGGCTCGCTTCGGCGGGCCTTTTAATTTGCTGAAAAAGAAAACATCAGATGGTTAGTCGGGTATCAGTTATCTGGTGAAATTTTTAAATACCTCACAATTCAGGAAGGTGATTATTGTTTTTCTGGTGGGGAATTTGTTAAAAATCACTCCGCATGATGAATCCCCCTAAGCGGTGGGGCGACTGGCAAGGCTCCATTACGATGGTCACAATCCGCAGATTTAGTTTGCCAGGCTGATTTGTGTTCTGATCGGGGATGTGACAAGGAACATACGTTCTTATGTGAAAATGTTAAATTCTTCACATTTCAGTGAGTTGAGTGTTGATTTCGTTTTATCTTTTTTGTTAAAAAAGTATTGCATGGTGAATCCCCCTGTGCGGTGGGGCGACTGGTGACAACAATTCATCATCCGTGATGACCCAGAAGAGATCGCGGGTTCAGTGGCACCGGGCTGAACTCACCGGGAGGCACCCGGCACCATGTTCATGGTGATACAGAAATGCGGCTTCAGCCCCTCTCCGGAGGGGCTTTCTTATGGACAAAAAAGCCCGCGCTGGGAGACGCGGGCGGCAAGGAATAAACAATAAAACGTGAAGTAATATTTCAGCTGGCGAATAATACCCCATAGTAATCACTCTGCGCAACTGCGCGGCCTTTTTCGTATTGCGGGCTGTAGTCTCCCTTCTGCCATTGTCCTGTAACTTCCGGACTTCAGCTCGCTCCTTATCTGACTCACAACATTATCCCGACCGGGAGGATTCATGACATTTAAACACTACGATGTGGTCAGGGCGGCGTCGCCGTCAGACCTTGCGGAGCGACTGACACAAAAACTGAAGGAGGGGTGGCAGCCATTTGGCAGCCCTGTCGCCATCACGCCCTATACCCTGATGCAGGCCATTGCGGCGGAAGGTGATGTCACCACACCGGTGGTGGTGCAACCGTCGGGTGATGGTGGCGCTGTTATCAGCACCACCAGCGAACCGGAATATTACTTTGTCATTGCGCTGGCCGGGCAGTCCAACTCGATGTCTTTTGGCGAGGGGCTGCCGCTGCCGGATACGTATGATCGTCCTGACCCGCGTATTAAGCAACTGGCGCGTCGCAGCACGGTGACACCGGGCGGTGCGGCCTGTGCATATAACGACATTATTCCTGCAGACCATTGTCTGCATGATGTGCAGGACGTGAGTAATCTGAATCACCCGAAAGCAGACCTCAATAAAGGGCAGTATGGCTGTGTGGGGCATGCCCTGCATGTGGCCAAAAAACTGCTGCCGTTTATGCCTGCCCGTGCGGGGATCCTTCTTGTCCCGTGTGGACGTGGCGATTCGGGATTTACTGCGGGAGCAGAGGGCGCGTTTAATGAGGCGTCGGGTGCGACAGCGGGCTCTTCCCTGTGGGGGGTGGATAAACCGTTGTATCGTGACCTGGTCAGCAGAACGCGTGCAGCCCTGAAGAAAAATCCGAAAAACGTGCTGTTGTCGGTGATCTGGATGCAGGGGGAAAAAGATGTCAGTTCGGGGAGACATGCAGAGCACAATGCACTTTTTCTTGCCATGGTAAATAAATACCGTGCAGACCTGGCAGATATTGCAGACCAGTGTATTGGCGGGACAACGTCCGGCGTCCCGTGGATTTGCGGTGACACCACGTACGACTGGAAGGCGAAGTATGCAGTGCAGTATGAGGCGGTTTACGGAGGCTATAAAGGCAAGGCGGCGCAGAATATTCACTTTGTGCCGTTGATGACGGATGAGCATGGTGCGAATGTGCCGACAAACGAGCCGTCAGAAGATCCGGACATTATCACGGCGGGATACTATGGTGCCGCGTCACGCAGTAATGGTAACTGGACGACAGCCGATCGTAAAACGCACTTCAGCTCCTGGGCGCGAAGAGGCATTGTTTCAGATCGGCTGGCAGGAGAGATACTGGTGCGAGCCGGGCGTTTGCTGCCGTTCCTGAGCGGGCAGTCTGCACCGCTGGCGACCACGCCAGCCTCCACGGGGGATGCACAGTCTGGCTCTGCGGGTCCGACGCAACAGCAGGGTGCAGGTACTTCTGCAGGCGGTCATACTGAAGCCGTAACAAGAATGGTGGCCGGATATGATGCGAACAGTGGCAGTGGTGTATGGACAGAGCAGCAGTGGAATGCGTCCGGTGGTAAAGGCACTGTGACGGATGACAGTGGCAGGAAGGCGCTGCGACTGGAAAAACAGCCGGGTAAACTGACCTCCTGGAAGATGTTCCGTACTGTTGCGGTGGAGGAGGCAAAAAATCTTCTCAGTAAGGGAGGTGAAATTGCCGTGCGGTTTAAGATCCCGGAGGGTGTCGAACTGGTTAACGGTCAGTTTGTCTTTGGTCTGTACTGGCCGGTGTCGCAGTGGGCGTCAGGCGCGACAGCAAACAGCATGCTGGCGTCCTTCTTCCTTCAGACGGATGCATCAAATCTGAATCTGATGTACCACAAGGGGGAGTCGAATGCGCAACTGGGCACATTTGGGGCATTTGACCATAACTGGCATACAGTTGTTTTCCGCTTTGCGGGAAATAACAGCGAAAAAGTGGTGCCGGTGATTGATGATGCAGAGCAGTCTGCGTTTGACCTGGTGATGTGGACAAATGATGGCTTTACAGCAGATACGCTGACGCTGACAGATATCACGGGGGCAAAAGCGACGTATCCGATACTGCTTGATACGGTCACAGTCAAAGTTAACGAAAGCCGGGCATCATCATAA